ACCTGCTGTTACATTAAGCAAACTAACAGCTTTATCTTTAATAGATTTATGTTCTTTTATCTTTTTTATCCAAAGCATAATTATAAGAAAATATTATTCTAGGGTACTTACTGTTCTTTTCTCCAGTGCCGTGTTCTACAAAACTTCTAAATATATATAGCATTCCCTCCATTGGTTTATATGAACTTAATTCATCTGTAAGTCTATTTTTATATATTTCTTCTAAAGCTAAGTGAGGAGGGAGTTTTAGAATATTTTGTTGATCTTGATAAGGCGATTTAAAAATAGTGGCAGCATCTTCTAAATCAGCAGATAAAAAGAAATTTGTGGATATGAGGGAACCTGGATGAATATGATAAGGTTGATAACTTCCCTGAACATAATTTATGCACCAGCTTTCAAATGGTTTAAAATTACTTTTAAATTTATGTAAAGCAGCAAATTCATTTACTTTTTTTGTTATCCAATTATTTAGTTTTTTTAATTTTGAGTCTTTATAGAAGGTGTCAAAACAATATCCTTTTTCATTAAAAACATATTTTTGACCTATGTGTCTTAAATACTCATCTTTTAAATCGTACCAAAAAGGACAATAAGCTCTACCTACCACTGTCGGAAACAATTCATCTAATAATAAATTATCTTGCACGAGCTAAAGTCTCCAAAAAATTTTTATGATCTATCCAATTAGATGATGTTTTTAACATGTCGATATTTTCTTCGGTAACCTTTTTTGTGTGTTTTTGTAAATTTTCGTTTAACATTTTAAATTCTTTAGTAATGCTTTTTTTATTTACTAAACCTAATTCTTTTAAAATAATTGACCAATTAGCCTCATAGAATAAATTATATGAACCTCTGAAATCATCTCGTTGAGGTAATCTATCTTTCCAAATATTAAGTTTATTTTTTAAAGAAATTGGTATTTGTAATTTTAAGTTCTTCCAAAAAGGCGAATCTTTTTTATTAACTAAATAATGTAGAACTATAAAGTCTCTCACATTTTCAATAATGTTTTTAAAATCATCGTTATATTTTTTTATGTTATCTTCATTGGGGTTTATTATGTGATGCATTAACATGAAGATTTGTTGAATGGTAACACCAATTGAACTTGCTTCTAACGGTTCTACAAAACTAGAGCTTAGACCAACAGCTACACAATTACCTGCCCAAACTTTGTCTAAAGTACCAGCTTCGAATTTAATATTTTTACCTATTTTAATTTTTTGTTTTAAATATTTTTCGCATTCTTCTTTTGCTTGATTTGCGTTTATGTAATTATTATTGAAAACATAACCGTTGCCCCATCTACCTTGTGTTGGAATCCTCCACATCCAACCAGCTTTCATAGCTTTAGCTAAAGTGTAAGGAGGGTATTCTTCTGTATCTTGAGTAGGAAATGCAATAGCCTCATTCATGGGTAGATAATCTTTATAAGAAACCCAACTTGCACCAAGCTTTGAAATTAACAATCTTTTAAATCCTGTGCTATCTATAAAAAAGTCAGAGTGATATTTTCTATTTTTACTTACTAAATGATCTATTTTATTTTTTTTCAAAACAACATCATCTATTTCGTCTTCTATTATTTCAATGTTTATTTGTTCACATTTTTTTAAAAGGTATTCATTTAACTTAAAAGTATTAAAGTGAAACTGGTGTGTAGGTCTTTCACAAAAAAATACTTTATTTTTTTCACACCCAGACATGTAAGTATAATCATTAGGTTTTAAATTATTAATTACAGAGTAAGCATATATAGGAAGATATTGACCATACCTAACCGTGAATATCTCACCAACATTATGAAAGTAATCTTGTTTAGTCCAATCTTTGAAAAGTATACCGTATTTAAATGTAGCTGAAGTTTCTTTAATAATCTCATTATAGTTTAATCCACAAAAATTTATAAATGTATTCCAGTGCTCTGTTGAACCTTCGCCTACCCCTATGATCCCTATCTTATCTGATTTTACTATTTTAATATTTAAATGTGTAAATCTATTTTTTAATATCAAAGCAGATATTAAACCCGCAGTGCCTCCTCCAACAATACAAATATCTTTTATCATTTGAAAGGATAACCTAAATTCCAAACAACTAAACTAAATCTTGTTCCTTTGGTAACAGGAGTAACTCTGTGCCACATAAAAGATGGAAAGACTGTTATGCCTCCTTTACTTGATGGTGCACACATTTTAAAAGTTTTACCCTCCCTGGTATTTGCAAACTCTAACTGTCCACCAGAGTAATCATCATTGCTAGACAAATTACATGTAACAGAGAGTTTTCTAATTTTTCCATTAGTTCTAGGATTATCGTCTTTGTAGGGTTCTTCCCAACTATCTGTATGCCATCCATAATATTGATTCTTTTCATATCGAGTAAATTGAATATCTTCTGAAAAGTCCCAAGCATAGTTCCAACCTGCTTTTTCATTTGCTTCTTCAATAAAAGGTCTTATTTCTTTATAAATCCATTCCTCTTTAAGCCAAACAATTTGTGAGTCCCTCTTCTTTTTTAAATCTTTTATTTCTTTTTTTGTTAAAGGGTTCTTTTTTAGGTTTCTATTAACTCCTTGAGATCCAGTAATTGCAACAATTTTTTCCAACGACTCTCCATATTTAATAACGTCGTTACAAAACTTTTCAGATAAAGCTGAGTCAAATCGATAAAAAATATTTTTTAAGTTCATTGGTGTAAATTGTATGTATGAGTTATGAAGATATTAGGACTCTCAGAAAAGTTTTCTGAAAAAAAGTATCTTAAAGTTGAGGGAAATATAAACAATTTATTATTCTCTATTTTGTATTTATTTAATTTATTCTTTTTCGTAACATCATCATACTCTATTACAAGTTCAGAAGAGTCCTTCACAACGTCACAACAATATATGCATGTGTACCAAGGCGATTCAGCATAAGAATTTAAATACAGGCTGTTTCTAGAATAACTCTGCTCTAAATGCTCATAGATATTTACCCATCTGTCTTTTAATTTAAGTGATTTTTTTGTAGCAGCAAAAAATTCATCTCTAATAGCTGTATCTAAAAAACTTAATTCTGTGCAAGGAGAAATAAATTTATAATCTTTATATTCCCAACAATCTTTTACTTCCATTCTCTTGGCAGAAAGCACATACCCTTTAACGGCTTCTGCTTTTATTTTTTTGTTATCAATATTATAACCTCTTTGTGGAGATAAAACAGTATGGTAAACATTGATTTCTGTTAAGATGTCTTTTCTCATTTATTTACTTTTTAAATTAAATATCATATAGTCACTTTAATCACAATAGAATCAAATGAAATTTTATACTATACACAATGATATTTTAAAAGATTCACAAAGATTGAATATACTCAAAAACGTAAAAAACCTTCTAAGTGATTTTGGCCCTACATTTCCAGGTTTACAAACAAAAGCAAAACTTCATCAAAAGCCTTTTATGTTTGAATTTTTATTTGCAATAAAAAAATTTATTAAAGAAGAATTTTCAATTGTTAAATGTTGGGGTAATTATAGTGATGGTAAAGAATATAATTGGCACAAACACCCTACATATTATTCAGCAGTTTACATGTTAGACAATCCATTAGAAATGGGAACCTCATTTAAAATTGATGACAAAATTATTAAAACTAAATGCCCTAATAATTCTCTAATAGTCTTTGATGGTGGTATTCCTCATAGCACTCCTATATCAAATAAATTAGTTGATAGATACTCCATAGCTTTGGATTTTAATCACGATATAAAAAATGATAGAATATAAAGAAACAATTAATACATTTTCTCTACATAATGATTTATTAAAAGATGTCGATTTTTATCATTTTATGAATCATGGTTATAGCCCATATTCAAAGTTAGTAGAGAACCATAAATTAAGATACTGGGCAAGTTTATATTTAAAAATTTTAGATAAAATAGAAACTAAAGACAAAACTTTGTTAGATGTGGGATGTGGTCGAGGAGGTGGAGTTGCTTTGTATAAAAAATTTTACAACCTAAAAGAAATAAACGCTTGTGATATTACTGATAAAAACATTGATTACTGTAAACAAAAACACAAAGGAATAAATTTTAAAGTTTGTAATGCTGAAAATTTAACTTATGCAGATAATCAATTCGATATTGTAACTAACGTAGAATCAATGTGTTACTATAAAAATAAAAAACAATTTTTACATGAAGTAAAAAGAGTTTTAAAAAAAGACGGAATATTTATTTGTACTGATTGCAATAAAGAAGTCTTTGAGGGTTTTTATAAAAATAGATCTATGTTTAGTTTTTTTAAAGTAGAGGATATATTAGATAACGTTAATGAGGCTTGTTATAAAACATTAGAAGATTTAAAGAAATGGCCTGATTCGAAAGCAAAAGATTTGACAAAAAATATATTAGAAGGAAAGATAAAAAAATATGGAACTAATCAAGATTGTTTCAATATTTATACTGTAAATTTTATTCGCCCGTAAGTTCTATCCAACTTTGAGTATCCTCATCCCAATCATAAGATTTATCGACTAAATCTGCTGGAGGGTCGATTGGAGCTACCCATTTAAAGTTTGCATCTAAAACCCAAGATGGATAAGGTTTTGGATCTAAAAATCTATCGTTTTCAGAATCATATGTTCCGCCTTTTACAGCAGGATTTACCCTTATTACGCCCTCAGCAGTTGTTTTATAAGTACGTTTCCACATATTCCATTTGTGAACTTTACTTAAAAAAGCGATACCTGTTTCCTCATTAGGGGCATCATCCTCCGAAACACAGTGAACACCTAATACTAAATTGTCTGCGTTTAATTTTGCGTAATATTTCATAATTAACCTGCGTAAATTCCGTCCGAAGTAAATGAGTGAATAGTATCATCCCCATCTGTAGTCACTGAGCCTGAGGTTGTACCTGACGAAGCGGTTAATCTTCTAATAATAACAATTCCGTTTCCGCCGTCTCCGCCTGAACCATTTCCGCCGTCTCCTTCACCATCTGTTCCAGCTGCTCCTGGTCCACCACCATTAACTTCTCCTTGACCTCCAGCTGCATAAGTGACTGCAGATCCCGTAATTGAATTTGATGTTCCAGAACCGCCACTACCAGCACTACTTGCACCACTAGCTGATCCTGCTCCGCCAGCTCCGCCGCCGCCTCCGCCGCCTGCTGCACGGTGTGGACTGTGATTTGGATGACCACCACCTCCGTCGTTTCCTTGAGGTGGAGTTGTAGGTGGATTATTTCCTGGGCCACCGTTGTGACCGTGGGCTCCGCCACCGCCACCAGATCCTCCGGCCCCTCCGTGTCTTTGAGGGCCTTGTCCGCCACCAGTAGATGTAACTGAATCAAAAACAGAGTCAGTTCCAGCGGCTCCTGATGATGCACCTGGGGGATTAGGTACTGGAGCTGCTCCTCCAGCTCCACCCTGTCCAACAGTTACAGGATAATCAGTTAAAGTAAAAACTGGATGAGATTTACTTGGAAGAGTTCTAAATCCTCCAGCTCCTCCGCCACCACAATTTGCACCAGCGACTGATTTACCGGCTCCGCCACCACCAGCAACTATTAAATATTGAATGTTATATTCTACAGGAACAAGACCACCAGAACCAAATCCTAAAACTTGATAACCAAAGGATTTTCTTCTTGGTCTAAGCTTGCTTTTATTTTGTCTTGGACTTTCCGCAAAAAGTTTATTTTTTATTTCTCTCATTCGCTACTCCTATTATACGTCGTTAGCAGCGTCTGTAGTGAAGAATAATTTAATTCCTAATAATTTTGCATCTGCAGTTAAAGTATCATCTGACACATCTCTTGTGATTTGAAAGAATACTTCATCTCCTGCTGCTGGTGTACCTGCAATAGTTAGTGCTCCACTCTCTGCTGTTACATCTAAGTCGTTTGCTGTACCACTGTGTGCTTTCGCTGTTGGTGCAACCGCCGTTCCAAACGCCACGTTTATAGTGTCGTTATCAGAGACCGCAACGCCTGCTAAATCCCAAGATACAGTTCCTGAGTTTGTTGAATCTGCTGTAAAGAACACTTGAAAAGTTACTGTGCCTTCATTCCAAGATTTTGGAAAAGCAACAGCAAACTGTGCATTCTCATCAGAATCTTTATCAAAGTCTAAAGTTTTGATTTCAGGTCCGTTAGATAATTCTGTTTGTGCTAAATCTGCACAACCGTTCGTAGTATTAGGATACATGGCTACAGCTGGAACCCAAATAGTTTCTTTACCAGCTATTTTAACTGCAGAAACGTTTCCGCCTGAGTCTTCAGCTTTAATAACACCTGTACCTTTAGTTTTAAGATCAATACCAATGTTGTCGTCTCCACCGGATGCTGAGAAAGATGGGTTATTACCTGTTGCAGCGTTTGCTAATGTAACTTCATTGACAGCTGAACCTGTAGCTGTAAGTAAAAGTAATTCGTTTCCACCAGTATCTAAAACAGAAGTTCCTATCGCAGGTGATGTTAAAGTTTTATTTGTTAAAGTTTGAATACCAGAAGTGTCAACCATTCCAACATCAATTATGTTAGGATTGGTTACATCATCAGCTTTTGCGTAAAGCAATCTAGTACCCTTATCAGTTGCAGCAAAAGTAAAGCTTGTGCCTGAACCTGAAGTGTATTGAAACTCTACTGTGAAAGCTCCTGATGTTGAGTTTCTTATAATGTACATTCTTTCAATGTCTAAAGGTATAGAAACTGTTCTGTTCCCAGTGATCGTTCCAGTTAACTCAATCATGTTTTGTTGAGCAGTACCAGTTGTGTTTCCGTCAACAACTGTTAAAGCTGTGTCTCCAGCTCCACCTGCTATTGAGGTTTGATTAAATCCACCAACTAATTGTTGTAATAATGTTAAATTTGTATTTGTTTTATCGCCCCATGTACCCGCATTTTCACCGGTTACTTGAAGTTCAACTCCGAGAGATGTGTATGTAGACATATTTTTAAAATCCTTATGTTGTTATTTTACTAAACTTAGGCTGCCAAATCAACCTCAGTCCAAGTATTATTAACTCCTAAATCTTCTTCATTCCATGGTGTAATATTAATTGAGCCTAATGATCCAGTCAACTGTATGCCTGTTAATTCTACTAAACCATCTCCAGTTATTGATTGTGGGCCAGAAATAGAAGATTGCAGTTGTGATCCTGTTGGATTTGCTACTGATACTGCATCTGCATCTCCTGTAACAGAAGTTAACTGAATAGCAGTTGCAGATATTATAGCATTACCAGAGAGCTCTTCCTCACCTATATTAGTTTGTAATTGTATTCCATCAGGTGAAGCAATCGTTAAAGGAGCAGACTCTACTGAACTTAAAGACGATTGAATTCCTATTCCTGAAACTGAAACAATTACGTCTTGAGCTCCTATAGCCGTGCCTTGTGAAGTTTGTAATAAATTTGTAAATACAGCAACATCTCCATTTGCTGTAGTTTCGTGAGCATCTCCTACAGTTGATTGTAAACCAAAACCTGATTGTTCAACAACAAAATCAGTGAAAGCTGATTCTTCTCCGACGTTAGATTGTAGACTTAATGAACCTAATTGAACAGAGTATCCAACATTCCATGCACCATTACCCCATTGTAATCTTCCCCAACCAACATTTATTTCATTTTCAACATCAACACCTGGAGTTGTTGATTGAAGTTGAAAACTTTGTGCTTCTACTGTGCCTGCGATACCCCAACCATTTGTACCCCAAGTGTTTCTTCCCCAACCTGTGTTTATTTCACCCTCAGTTCCTTCTTCTCCAATACTAGATTGAAGTTGAGTTCCAGAGACATCCACAACAGCGTCTTTTAAATTACCCCATCCGCCAACATCTGAACCCCATACATCTCCTCCCCAACCGATTGCTGGAAAAGCATTAACTGAATTTATTGAAGATTGTAATTGTTGACCTGTTACACTTAAATCAATATCTGCTTGATCGCCCCATTGACCTGAGTTCCAAGGAGCTGCACCCCATGTATTAGCCATGAAGAACTCCTAGCGAAGAGCCCGCTATGTAAAACAAATTTCTAACGTTTGCCACAGCAGGCACCTCCTTTTAAATTATGCGATTCTGATTATAGCTTGTGTGTTGTTTGGGTTAGGAAACTGAATCGTAAAAGTTCCTGACGTAGCTGT